GTCCGATTTGTGATGGCACTGGTAAACATGCAAAAGTATTACCTTCCATGTCTCCTATATATCTTGATTGTAAATCATGCGATGGCAAAGGCATTTTATGGAGTTAATTAATAGAATTAAATGCTTATTTTATGGTCATTACCTGCCTGGATCGCCTTTTATTAACAAACAAGGCTGCTTTGCTGTAAAATGTGTGCTATGTGGTAAAATAGAATCATTGAAACCTAAAATCATTGATAAGGATATCAATCATGGCCGCTGTACCGATCAATCTCCTATTTGACTGTGAACTACCTGGGCAGTCTCAAGATGGCACCTTGCCAAGAATTTGCCGATTAAAATGCGGAAATACTTTAGCCGAAGTAGTTGGCGCTGGTTTTCTCAATCCTCTTATCTCAGCTCAAGGATTGACATTATATCCATCAGACTTTGTGTTTGTCGCAGCATCTAATGGTAATCAGATTTATAAACCCGTATTTAGTGCAAGTGGAGTGATTACTCTAACTGTCCTACCTTAATTCCTAGTAGCCCTAACTACTCCTATCTGACGTGCCGTCCGTCAGGGAATAAGAGACGGTATGGATATTGATTGAAGGGCTGTTCAGTCTACCTGTTCCATGGGTCAGCTATTCCCTGAAAAAGACTGAATAATTTATGTATTAAGCAAGGATGCTTAATTTATGGAACGCGAATCACATGATGTGAATCAGGAGTTTGACCCTGAAAAAATCAATGAAATGGAAGAAAGAAGGCTTAATCGACTAGATGAAGCAGGGATAGATGAGCAAAATGTGCTTGAGATGGCTGGTAAGCACATGAACATCTGGCAGTCCTATTTTGGTGAAAATATCACCAGAGGCAAAGATGATATGAACTTTGTCTTGAGGGATCAATGGACAGCTATCGAAAGAAGTGAATTTACACGTCTATTTAAGCCTGCAATGACATTTAACAAGCTTTATGATGCCACAAAAAAAATTGCGGGAGAACAAAGGAAGAATAAGCCTGATTTAATCGTAAGATCTCTGACGGGTAAAGCCACGCAAGAGCAGATAAATCTTCGAGCAGATTTAGTACGTACAATATCCTACCAATCTCAAAATGATCTAGTCTATCAAACTGCATTCAAATCAGCACTCATGATGGGTTATGGTGCGTTTCAAATTTTATTGGATTATGAGTCACCAAAATCTTTCAATCAAATTATTCGTTATGATTTGATTTCTGATCCTACTCGCACGGCATTTGATCCGAAAGCATTAAAGCCGCATAAAGGTGATGGTAATTGGTGCTCAAGAGATTATGTTTTTAGCCGTGATGAATTCTTTGCAACTTATCCTTATGTGACCAATCCTGTGAGTTTTATTGATCCCAATATGCTGCTTGATTTCCAGTGGCAGACAAGAGATACGATTACCGTATGCGATTACTTTGTAAAGGAATGGTTTCCACTTACCATTTATAAATTATCGGATGGACGAGTTGTTAACGAAGAAGAATTAGAAAAAATTAACAAGGATTATAAGATTCAGTTAGAGGTGACAGAGCTCACTCAAGAGATTAAGAAAATAGTTCAGGCAATGAAACCTATCATTGTGAATGAACGTCAGACTCAAGATTATCGAATTATGCATTATCGATTGATTCGCAATCAGATAATAGAATTTAGCGAATGGCCATCAAAACAATTGCCAATCATATTTGTAGATGGAGATAGTTATTTTATTGAAGGAAGACAATATACGAGGTCATTTATCCATGAGGCTCGTGATGCTCAAAAATGCGTTAATTATTTCGGATCTGAAATTGCGGCAGAAGTTAAAAATCGTAGAAGGGAGCAATGGCTTGGTACTCCGGACAACATATCGGGATATGAACAGGATTGGAGAAATCCGGAATTGCAAATGGGCATTTTGCGTGCAAAACCTGATCCAAAGACTGGTCAAATGCCAGTCAAACAACCACCATGGGATCTCTCTCCAGCAATTATGCAAAATTTTCAAAGGGCAACGCAGGATATACGTGAGATATTGGGTTTTAGCGAAACTGAGTCGCTTCAAGGACGAGATATCTCTGGCAAAGCAAGACGTGAGCGTAAATTAGAAGGATCAATGTCAGCTTATGTTTATTTTGACAATATGAATCAAGCGGTTGAGCAAGGAGGACGTGTCGTTAATGATTTACTTCCTTACATCATTGGGGAGGATGAGCGTACAATGATAATAAGCAAGAAAGATGGTAAGACGCAATCAGTTACCATTAATGAGAGGGATCGAGATGGGCAGATTAAAAATGATCTGGGCATTGGCGATTTCGACGTTGAGATTGATACTGGGCCATCTTTTGCGGTGCAAAAAGAGATTGCTCTGGAGTTCTTGCAAACTACTCTTCAAGCTCAACCTCAAGCATTCCCGCTTATTGCTGATCTATGGGCAAAAAACCTCGATGTTCAATTTATGCCTCAAATGGCAGAACGATTCAAAACCATGGTTCCGCCTGACATACTCGCTAAAGAGGAAGGGAAGGAACCGCCGCCAAAACAACCAGACCCACAAATGATGATGATGCAAGCAGAGATGCAAAGCAAACAAGCTGATATTCAAGCTAAAATGAAAGAAATTGAATTGAAAGCACAGAAATTAGAATTAGAACGTGAACAAATGCAATTAGATCAAGCTGAAATATTTATCAAGGCTCAAGAGATGCAAGATAAGGCGACTTCGGATGTTTATAAACATCAATTAGACGTAAAGAAGGCTGAGATTATTCATGGTCAAGATGCACATAAAACAGATAGAGATTTCGAGCATCGTGCAAATCAAATATTAGCTGACCTTTATAAACACGAAAGCCAGTTAGCACACGATAAAAGTATGAAAGCCAAGGAATGACCTTGGCTTGATCTTTATTATTTAATATAAAATTAATCACTAATTATTTGTGAAATATCAAATACTATTTCATTTTCATTTGTTATTTTTGATGCAACAGGAAAAGTTTTGCTTATAGGAAAATTTATTTGATCTTGCATTTTAAATTGTGTATGTAATTTTCCGCTGCTACTTACAAGACTTAATCCATACGATGAACCATCCATAAGATCATCAAATTTTTTAATTTTAAAACAATTTTTATTAACATTGTGAACTTGTATTTTTATTCTATCTTTATCCTTTAAATTTAATTTTTCACAAAAAATAATAGGAACATAGATAACCATGGTAGGAGTAATACTAAGTGGATATTTTTTATTTTTTTTAAAATAATATCTACAATAAATTGTGTTTTTTTCCATTTTTGATGATCTATGATATTTTTTTGAATATACATCTGACCAGACGTTCATTTTTTAATTTCCTTATTTATAAATAAAAACATTTTCCTTAAACCATCGATCTAAATCATTTATGCAGTAATAAACCTTTCCTCTTGTTTTTATATAAGGTGGTGGAAGTTTTTTATGGCGTTGACGTTGAAACCAGGATTTTGAATAACCGTATCTTGTTGCAGCTTCTTTATCTGTAATGTATTTGTTTCCATCAAACTCAATCATCGATTTTAATTCCTTATAAAATCTAACAATATAATTATTGCATTGCAAAATATCCTAATCCTTACTAATCCGTTTTTCAATACATATTAATAGATTATTTAATGGCCTAAAATGTCATTAGTTACTTATTCAGTACGGATAAGTAACGTATTTCGCAGACAAGGAGTCTGTGTGCGACCGAGACGCATTGAACTCGTGGGCATAAGAATTTGCCGAGTGGAGAAGCTATGGATAGCGATCAGGATATGTCGGGTAACGACACGGAAAATTTGTCTGGTGAAGTGTTAGAAAGTTTAGGTGAGCCCAAGGAAGATGTAGATGAGGTAAGCGAAAGTTCTCATTTATCGGGCGATGGCAACAAGGGTGAAACGCTATCAGTTCAAAAAAGGATTCATAAACTTAAGCGTACTCACGAGCGAGAAATGCGTGAGCTGCAGGCTAGGATGGCCGACATGCAATCACAGATGCAACCTAATCAGTTCAATAACCAGCAAATGAATCCCAATGATGCCATGGGTAACCAAGGCGGAGTTGATGATGCAATTCACAAGGCAGTTAGCTATGCGCTCCAACACAAGGATATGGAAGAGCGTAAGGCTAAAGAACATCAAGCTCAGCAACATATTGCTAAACAATATCATGAGCTGAATAAGCATCTTGATAGTGTTTCAGATAAATATGATGACTTTGATGACATTGTGCGTGGAGAAGCCCCCTTCACAGCCCATATGCGTGATGCAGCGCTCATGTTACCCAAAAAAGGGCCAGGTAGTGCAGGAGAAGTCTTGTATAAACTTGGCAAAGATCCCGAAGCTCTATCTCGTATTGCAACTCTCCCTCCTATTGATCAAGCGTCAGAATTAATTGCGCTGAGTCATGCTTTGATTTCAGGTGGTGAGCAAAAAGGTCAAGCCAATCGACCACTTGGTCAAATCAAATCAAATCCAGTCGTTAATTCTGCCGGTATCACGGAAAAAACCCCTGTGTCAGACATCAGGGAAAGGATGAAGAAAGGCACGTTTAAGTAATTAAATTTGCCCTTTAACGGACGAATCACTCACGGATGGAGATTTGGCAATGCCTAATCAATTTATTACTACGCAATTGGTTTCAAACACCGCTCTTGCAATGTTCGCTAATAACTCACCTTTTATTATGACTGGATCTAGGATTTATCAAGATGATTTCCAAAATTCAGGCTATAAAATTGGTGATACATTACAAGTTCGCAGACAAAACAATTTTATTGTTGGTGATGGATCAACTGCAGTTCCTCAAGACATTATTGAGACTGTAGAAAATATTACTGTCGCACATCAATACCATGCTCTCATTGCTTATACTGTGCAGGATTTGACCTTACGAATTGAAGATTTCTCTCGTATGTTTATCCAACCTGCTATTCAAAATATTATCACTCAAATGGAACGTGATATTAATTCTGATGCTGAGCAGGAATTATATTTTTTCCAAGGCAGTGCTGGATCACCGATAAATTCATTTTCAACAGTCGATTTAGCAGGCGCTAAATTGTTGGAACAGGGCGTAAATATTGCCTCAGATGCTTATCTTGCCATGACGGTTAGAGATGGATCATCCCTAAAAGCAGCACTCTTAAACAATTTTACCCCTGTTTTCAACGAAGAGATTGTACGTCAATCAGCAATTGGCCATCTATCATATTTTGATATTTTCCAATCTCAAAATATTGTTAAACATGTGGCAGGTGCAGGCCCAACCTTACATCCTGGAGATAGTTTGACTGTCAATGGTACGGTAACGAGTGGCAATACCATTATCTTAGCTGGCGCAACTGGTGCTGTAACAAATTATTTCTTGCCAGGGGATCTGATATCGATTGCTGGTGTCCATAGCGTTAATCCATTATCCAGACAATCAACTGGTCAAAATATGCAATTTGTTATTACTGCTGCTGCAAATTCAAGCGGCGGTGGTGCAGTAACCATTACTGTTAGCCCAGTTATCATTAGCTCAACATCAAGTCCTCTGCAGAATGTTGATGGGCCAGTTTTAACAGGATCTGCGGTCACTGTCGTGCCTTCATATAACGTAAATGTGGCCTATCCTGCTCGAGCATTGGATATCGTTTGCCCACCTTTATATAAATTGCAAGTTCCATATGCAAGCGTTGCTGTTGATCCTGAAACAGGATTATCACTTGCTGTGACTCAAACTGGCGATATTTTAGGTTATCAAAACTTAATGCGTATCGATATTTTGTGCGGCTTTAAATGGCACCCACAATATGCAGTTAAGTTATTGTCATAAGGAGATTTGATATGAAAGATCGTTACGATGGTGCACCAGGTAAAGAAGCAGCAATTGCTAATGTTCGTCAAAGAAGATTTGAATCTGAACATTCCGGTAAAAATGCATTTGTTAAACGCGAACAAATGGCAGTTGATAAATATGCTGGACGTAAACCAGAGATGAAATCCGATATGTTTGAGTTTAATGCCAATATGCAAAATAACGGCGCATGGGCTCAAGGATTTGGTAAAAAATTAACTTCAGGTTTAGATCCAGTTGCATTCCCTGTTGATGGAGAAGGTGATGACTCCTAATTAGATAGAGAAATGACCCGTACATGAAGTGCGGGTTACTATTTTAAAGTGGGGGCAATGGAATGCCGCAACAAGTCAAGACAACTAATGACGTTATTATTAATGCTTTATACCTGTTGGGAGAATTAGGTGTTGGAGAAGTTCCTGATGGATTTATGTTATCCACAGGACTTGAGCTCATTAATGAATTATTAGATAAATTTGCATCAGATAGTATTTATATCCCTTTTCTCACAACCATTAATTTTAATTTTGTTGTTGGAAAAGATGTTTATTCTATATCCGATATGATGCCTGCTGATATTACTCAAGATAGAATTGTTGATTTATCTTTTGCTAATTATTTCGTCCCTGCTAATGGCAATCCATCTGGTGCTATTCCTATATCAAATCCTTTTACTGCTGATAGTGTGACACAGTTATTTACAATGTCATCAACTGTTTCTTATCCAACAAATTCACCTGTTACTATTTCAACGACTGGGATAGTTCCATCACCTTTTGTTGCTGGAACAACTTATTTTACAATTCAAGTTAGTCCGACAACTTTTAAATTAGCAAGTACATCAGCCAATGCATTATTAGGCATTCCCATTACTATTTTAACAAATGGAACTCCTACAAATATATTGACACTATTTAATTTTCCAACTCAACCTGTTAATGCATCATTAGTTTATCCAATGAGAATCATTAATAAAGCGACTTATTGGAATGTGGTAAGACAAACAAATTTATTAGCACGACCTGGATTTATTTTTTTAGATAAACAAGCGCAAGAATCATTTATTACAGTCTATCCAGTTCCAGATCAACCCTATGCTTGCAAGATTCAAGTAAAATCCATGATAAACTTTCTCTCTAATCAGCAATCTATTGGAGAGCTTCCTCCTAATTATTATGGGTTTTTAAAATACGCACTCGCTCGTAAATTTTTAGCTTATTTTCCATCAGGCAATTGGCCAAAAGCGAATGAAGATGAATATAACGATTATTATGAGACATTTAAAAATTGCAATGAAACAGATTTAACAATTAGACCATCAGTTACGATGACAGCACCAGAACCTTTCTATTGGCCAAATATATTGAGTTACTAATATGCCTATAGAAGATTATGAAATAGTTGGAAGTTATAATAATCAGCGATTTCCAAATATTGATGCTGAACGAACGATTAATATGTTCGAATATATTGATGCGAAAGGTAAAAAGCCTAAATGTCTTATTTCAACATCCGGTCTTCAAAATACAGGTTTAATATTTCCAAGTGCAGCACCTACTGATGGATTTAGGATGGAATTTGTTCTAAATCAATTTGAATATTTTGTAGTTGGCCCTCACTTTTATCGTCGTGATTCATTAAATAATGTTGTTCAATTAAATGATCCTGGGGGCACTCAACCCATTTTAGGCACCGGATATGTTGGAGTTGATGCCAATAATAATGCAAATGGATCACAAATATTATTTGTTGATGGACAAAAAGGGCATATATGGGATACAGGAACTGATATTTTTACATATGATGTTAAATTAGTTGATCCTGCATTTCCTGATGTACCAATAGATGTAACATTTTTAGATGGACTTTTAGTTGTTGCCCATGGTGCAACAAATCAATTTCAATTATCAGGACTTAATGATGCTTACAGTTGGGGTCTTGTTTCTAATACTTTTATTGCTGATTCTGTAACAGATAAATTAACGGTTAGTACGATTATTCCAACTGGTACACAAATTGATTTTATTGCAGGTGGTGGATTACCTGCACCACTTGTTGCTGGAACAATCTATTTTGCGATTAATGTTGATGCCACTCACATAAGAGTTGCAACGACTTATGCAAATGCATTGGCTAATGTTTTTATTAATTTAACCACAAATGGTACACCACCTAATACGATTAGGAATTTAACTAATGGCATTCCAGGTCAATTACAATTAGGAACGATTAATACCCACCCTGGTAATATTGTTGCTTGTAGGACTCTTCATCGTCGATTATTTTTATTTTCAGCCAATTTCACTGAAGTCTGGGAAAATCAAGGAATAGGTACTAATCTTCCATTTAGACGAAATAATGCATTATTAATGGAATATGGCACGCCTGCTATAGGTTCAATTGTGACTGGTTTTGATAAGATGATGTTCTTATCTCAAGATAGAGATGGATTGGGCGCTGTAATGGAAGTGATAGGCACTGAATCTATTCCTATTAGTAATAGAGCACTTGATTTTCAATTATCACAATATGCAGAGGCTAATCAAGTTTCAGATGCAAGAGGTATATTTGTAAAAGAAAATGGCATTATATTTTATCGATTAAATTTTACCGCTGCTAATCATACTTTTGTTTACAATGTGACCTTAAGCAATCCATTACAGGAAGAAGGTAAACTTTGGCATGAAGAGCAAGTTTTAAATGGCAACAGACATCCCGCTCAAACTCACGGATATTTTAACGGAAATAACTACTACGGAAGTTATAATCAGCCTATTCTTTATCAAGTGGATCAAGCATTCACTTCAAATGATGGCGAGGCAATCCCTAGAATTAGAATAGGTAGATGCTATGTTCCATCTACTTATAATCGTACACGCATAGATAGATGGATGTTAGATGCCATACAAGGGCAGACTGATATTACAAATCTTACTAATATCCTCGATTTACTTACAGAAACTGGCATGCCAATTGATACTGAAAATGGATTAGATATTATTTTGGATCAAAGTACATTCTCTCCCATTTATAATCTAGCACAGCCTCCTGTATTTCTATCTTATTCAAAAGATGGTGGGGTTACCTTTGGTAATCGTCAAGTTGCCTTTTTAGGTGCAATTGCCGATAGAAAGCATAGAACAGTCTGGCGTAAATTAGGTGTGGTACCACGTGGACAAGGATTTGTACCTAAAATTAAGTTTTTTAGCAATGTCCCATTCATTATATTAGGTGCCGCATGGTTTTTTGAAGTGTTACCGCAATAATAATTATTATTATTTATATTTTTAGTAGTTATTAAGGAAGGCAATTTTATGTATATGTCTAATTTTTATTTAAAAATCATTAACTTATGTATTATTTTAAGTATGAATAAGTTGTGTATAAAAAGGAATAAAATAATTTCAAAAATTAATTTAAATTTTATCCACAGTTTAATGACAGGTTTAAAGATGAGTTATCAACAGAAGTTGTGGATAAGTTATGGCAACTAGTATTGATCAATTAAATTACTATGATCCTTTAATTCAATCATCTAAAGACAAGATGAGTGAAGCTTGGATTTCTAATATGTCTGCCTTTATTCAGACATTACAAGGCTATCTATCACAATTTGGTATGTTCATACCCATTGTCACAACAGCACAAAGAGGCACGATTCAGTCGCCAGTAGAAGGGCAATTGATTTATAATGTTGATGCAACAGTTGGGCCTCCAAGAAGTGCTGATATTCAAGTCTGGCAAGTGAAAGCGGGCGTTGGCGCATGGAGAAGTATTACAACTGTTCCATAATTTAAGGAGGCAAGGAATGCCACCAGAATTTTTAGCACAAATGAGTCAACAAGCAGGCGGCGGATTAGGTCAATTATTTGGCGGTCTTTTTGGTGATTCAGCTGGGCCATTTAAAGATGCCATGAAGCAGTTTGAGAAATATTTTGGCCAAGCACAGCAAATGCAAAGTCCATTCTATCAAGCAGGTGTTGGTGCTATTCCTCAATATCAAAATTATATTGGTGGCATGAAAGATCCATCAGGTTTTATCAACAATTTGATGGGCGGTTACAAAGAATCA